CGGTCTGTGCCGGGATTCCATCACCGTCGGTGAACCAGCTGGACCTCTACGACTTGAACAACCTGGGCTGGGCTGTGACGGGTTTTTTCATGACTGCGGCATCGAAGACGTCGAAGGCCTGATCGCCGTGGTGTATGACCTGGCTTTCTTCTGGAAGGTCGGGCCCGAGCAGATGATGGCGCTGCCGCTGGATACGTTTGCCGAGTCGTTGGCGAACGCCCAGCGCATTAATCAAATTCCGCAGGGGTAGGGTATGGCCGACAAGTTTCAACTCAAGGCGCTGATCACCGGTGTCGACAAGCTGTCGCCGACCCTGGCCGGTATCCGCAAAAACGTCGCCGGTTTTCGCAAGGGGCTGGAGCGTACGGGGCTGGGCAAGATTGGCTTTAGCGACATCGTGACCGGGGGGGCTTTGGCCGCCCCGTTCATTGCCGGCGCGGCGGCCGCGATTCAGTTCGAGACGGCCATGGCTGACGTGAAGAAGGTGGTCAACTTCGACACCCCGGTGCAGTTCAAGCAGATGGGCGACGACATTGGCAAGCTGTCCGAGCGCCTGCCCATGGCTGCCAATGATATTGCCAAGATCGTCGCCGCCGGCGGTCAGTCGGGCATAGCCCGCGAAGAGCTGCTGGGCTTTGCCGAGGCGGCGGTAAAGATGGGCATCGCCTTCGACCAGACCGCCGATGAGTCGGGCGACATGATGGCGAAGTGGCGAACCTCGTTCAAGCTGACCCAGGGCGACGTGGAAACGCTCGCCGACAAGATCAACTACCTGGGCAACACCGGACCAGCCAACACCAAGCAGATTTCCGACATCGTCACCCGTATCGGTCCGCTGGGCGAGATTGCCGGTCTGGCCTCCGGGCAGATCGCGGCGCTCGGCGCGACCATGGCGGGCGTCGGCGTGGAGCAGGACGTGGCGGCCACCGGCATCAAGAACTTCATGCTGGCCATGACCAAGGGCTCGGCGGCGACCAAGGACCAGGCGCTGGCCTTCAAGGCGTTGCGCCTGGATTCCAAGACGCTGGCCAAGGCCATGCAGACCGATGCGCAGGGGGCGGTCCTGGACATCCTCGACCGCATCAAGCGCGTCGACAAGGACAAGCAGGCAGGGTTGCTCTCGGAACTGTTTGGTACCGAGTCGATCACCGCGATCGCGCCACTGTTGACCAACCTGGATCTGCTCAAAGGCAACTTGCAAAAGGTCGCGGATGCGCAGAAATACGCCGGCTCGATGGAAAACGAGTACGCCTCGCGCGCGGCCACCACCGCCAACAACCTGCAGCTGTTGCGCAATGCCGTGGCCAGTGTGGCGCGGGCCGTCGGCAGTGCCCTGCTGCCGGGAATCAATGCGGTGGTCGACGGCCTGCGGCCGATGATTTCCGGGATCGCGGATCTGATTCAGCACAACCCGCAGTTGGTCAAAGGTATCGCCATGGCGGCCGGCGCCTTCACCGCGCTGCGCATTGCCGTGTTCGCGGCGACCGTGGCCACCCGGGTGCTGGGGGTCGCGTTTGCGGCCACCCCGGTGGGCATCATCGCCGTGGGTATCGCCGCCGCGGCCGGACTGATCGTGGCCAATTGGGAAACAGTCGGGCCGTTCTTCACTGCGTTGTGGGAACTGATCAAGGCGCTGGTCACACCTTTTCTGGAGTTCATGAAGGGCGTATTTGACTGGTCTCCGTTGGGCATGCTGGTCAAGCACTGGTCACCGATCACCGCCTTTTTCAAAGGCCTGTGGGAGGGCGTCAAGCCGTACCTGCAGCCGATCCTCAGCATGTTTGGGATGGAGGAAGGCGGGGTCGGCCTGACCGCCAAAGTCGCCGGTTACGCCGAGGAACAACGTCAGCGCAATGCCGGTGTCGGTGGCGGAACCGGGGCGTTCCTGCAGGCCAACGCGATTAGCGTGGCCAAGAGTCAGCAAAACGAACGCAGCCTGACCCAGCCCGGCCTCGCGCCGGGGCAGCTGTTGCGTCCGCCGGGGCTGCCGGCGCCGGGCGCGCTGCTGCAGTCGGGGCTGGCCAATAACCGCACGCAGTTGGAAGGCGGTCTGGTGATGCGCTTTGAGAATGCTCCGGCCGGTTTTCGGGTCGATCCAGGGACGACCAATCAACCGGGGCTGTCGATCACGCCGAAAGTGGGCTACCGCTCGATAGGGAGTAAGGCGGAATGAGTGAATGGCGAGACCGTAAACAAGGCGCCTCCTTTCGCGGGGTGCCGTTCCAGGTGGACACCGACAGCGTGCCTGTCGGTCGGCGGACTCAGTTGCATGAGTTCCCGCAGCGCGATCAACCCTTTGTCGAAGACCTGGGGCGGCGCACCCGGCATTACAAGTTCACCGGCTTTGTCGCCGGGGCTGATTGCCTGGCGCAGCGCGACCGCCTGCTGACCGCGCTGGACAAGCCCGGCTCCGGCGAGTTGGTGCATCCGTGGTTCGGCCGCCTCACCGTCACCGCCGGCGAGTGTGAGGTGTCGCATGATCGCCGCGAGCAGGGCGTGGTGCGCTTCAGCCTGGAGTTTATCGACGGCATGCTGGCCTTCCCGGTGCAGTCGGCGAACACCCGCCGGCAAGTGGCGGGCCAGGCCCCGAGCCTACTGGCTTCGATCAAGGGCCGCTTCAACGCGGCGATGGCGCCGGTGGACTTGGCGCGGCAGCGGACCAGCGCGCTGCGCTCGGCGCTGTCGGGCGCCATGGTCTTTGCCTTGAAGTTCCTGCAATCGGCGTCCAGCTTGGGCGCCGACGTCAACGGCCTGGTGTCTTCGCTGATGAATGGGCCAGGAGCGTTTGCCGACAGACTGCTGGCCGGGATTAGCGGCCTGTCGCGTGCGTTCGGCGGCTACGGCTCCAGCAGTTCGTTCCAGGGCAGTAGCGCCAAGGCGACGGAGGTGGCGGCGTTGTCGGCCGCGGCGCCGGCCACCGAGGACGTCGAGGTGGCGACGATTCAGGCCGCGGTGATTGCCCTGGTGCAAGACGCGGCGCTGCTCGATCTGATCTTGGACGTGGCCGAGGTGCCGGTGGCGCTCCGGCCGGGGGCGAGCGCGCCGGCGGCGCTGGACGTGCAACTGGCGCAACAAGGGCCGACGGTGGCCGCCGGTACCGCGGTCGAGACGGCGGTGCCGGTCGCCGAGGATGTCCTGGTCGTGCGTGATGCGATCAGCGAGGCGTTGTGGTCGGTGGCTGGCGAGAGCCCGCCGGATCATTTCGGCACGCTGAGCGAGGCGCGCCTCGCCGTGGATCGGCACTTGACGGAAGTGGCGCGCAGCGGCGTGGGTTTGCGCACCTATGTCCCGGCCGAAACCATGTCAGCGCTGGTGCTGGCCCATGCGCTGTATGGCGATGCCTTGCGCAGCGGGGAAATTGTCGAGCGTAACCGTGTGCGTCATCCGGGCTTTGTGCCGGCCACCGATCTGCAAGTAGCGAAGGCCTGACCATGGATCAGCTGAATAACGTCACCCTGAGCGTGGGCGGGCACGACTACGGCGGCTGGAAAGCCGTCAGCATCGGCGCCGGCCTGGAACGCCAGGCGCGCAACTTTACCCTGGGCATCACCTGGCGCTGGCCGGGCGGCGGAGAGGTGCCGGTGCGGATTCGCCAGGGCGAGGCGGTGGAGGTGCGCATTGGCCAAGAGCTGCTGTTAACCGGTTATGTGGACAGCACGCCGATTCGCTACGACAGCGAGTCAGTCAACCTGAGCATTAGCGGGCGCTCGCGCACCGCGGACCTGGTGGACTGCGCGGCGGTGAATCAGCCGGGACAGTGGCGCGGGCAAAACGTGCAACAGATCATCGCCGCGATTGCCGGCGAATACGATATCAAGGTGGTCAATGACGCGGCGCTGACCCTGGGCGTGGACGACCACAGCATCGAGCCGGGCGAGACGGCGTTTGAAAGCATCGACCGGCTGTTGACCCTGTCGCGCCTGTTCAGCACCGACGACGGCCAGGGCCGCCTGGTGATTGCCAAGCCGGGCAGCGCCGGGCGGGCGGTCGACACCCTGGTGCTGGGCAAAAACCTGCTGTCGGGGGACGCCGCTCTGGACTTTTCCGGGGTGTTTTCCGAATACATCAGCAAGGGGCAGCGCAGCGGCTCCGACGTCAGTTATGGCGCGGAGGCCAGCGAGGTCGAGGCGCGGCTCGCCGACACGCGGATCGCCCGCCGGCGGGTCAAGATCATTCAGCAATCCGGGCAGTTGACCACCAAGCTGGCCCGTGAGCGGGTCGAGTGGGAACGGGCCACGGCGGTCGGCAAAGCCTTGACCGTCAACTACGTGATCCAGGGCTGGCGGCAAAGCAACGATGCGCTGTGGAGGCACAACATGCTGGTGCGGGTGGTCGATCCGCTGATCGGCCTCGACCGCGACATGCTGATCAGTGAAATCAGCTACGAGCTGAGCGAGCAGGGCACCACGGCAAAAATCAGCGTGGCCCCGCCCGAGGCCTTTCTGCCGGAGCCGAACGACGCTTATGAAAAGCGCAAGGTCAAGAAAGGCAAGAAGACCGACAACTTTGAATACCTCATTCCGGCGGACTACAAGCCATGAAAAACGGCATCGCGAACATCCTGGCGCGCGGCGTGGTGGCCCTGGGCAACTCTGCCAGCAAGTTGCAAAGCCTGCAGCTTCGGCTTCTGGCCGGCGAGGTCAAAGACAACGTGGAGCACCTGGAGCCGTATGGCTTCACCGCCTGCCCGCAGCCGGGCGCTGAGGCGCTGGCCGGGTTCATCGGTGGCGACCGCAGCCATGGGGTGGTGATAGTGGTGGCGGACAGGCGCTTTCGCCTGCAGGGCCTGAAGCCGGGCGAGGTGGCGCTGTACACCGACGAAGGCGACTTCATTCATTTCAAGCGCGGACGCATCCTCGACATTGAAACCGTGACCCTGAACATCAAGGCCAGCGCGTCGGTGAACTTCGATACGCCGCTGATCACCAGCACCGGGCGCATCGAGTCGCAGGGCGATCAAATCGCCGCCGGCATCAGCCAGATCGAACACGCGCACAGCGGCGTGCAAGCCGGCAGTGGCCAGAGCGGGACGCCGGTCGGGGGTGGTGCATGAGCCGTGAGGAACTGTTTCGCCGCGCCGTGACCATCAGCCTGTTCACCTGGCGCCGCGCCGGGCCGGATGACGCGGTCGATGACAGCGACCGCAAGGGCTGGTGGGGCGACTGCCTGCCTTCGGTGGCTGAGGATCAGATTGGCTCGAGGCTGTGGTTGTTGGCACGGCGCACGTTGGTCGCGCAGACGCTTCAGGATGCCCAGTCCTACGCTGAAGAGGCGCTGGCCTGGCTGCTCGATGACGAGGTTGTCACCGCCGTGAGCGTCACGCCCGAACGCCGGGGTAACGACCGGATGAACTTGCGAGTGACGCTGACCGAACAGAGCGGCGACACAGTGGAGCTGGACTTTGAGAACACCTGGGGGCTGATCAATGCCATATGACATTCCAACGTTGCCGGCGCTGACCCAGCGCACCGAGGCCGATTTTGAGCGCAATGCCCCGGATGCCTTGCGCCACGCCGATGCCAAGGTGGCCGCCCGCGCGCTGAGCGGTACCGCCTTCGAGCTGTACGGCTATCAGGCCTATATTGCCCGCCAGTCCAACCCGGCGACCTGTGACGAAGACATGCTGTTGCGCTGGGCGGACTGGCGCCTTGAGGACGGGCCCACGCCGGCGGTGGCCGCTAAGGGACCGGCCACGGTGAGCGGCTCCAGCGGTGCCCTGGTCGACGCCGGCCAGTTCTACCAACTCCCGGACGGCCGGCGTTACAAGGTCACCGCGGCGGTCACCCTGGTGGATGGGGTGGCCACCCTGGCGCTGGAGGCCGAGGACGTCGGCACCCTGGGCAATGTCGCGGCCGGTACCTTGACCGCGGTGACGCCGGTGCTGGGGGTGAATTCCAGTGCGGTGATTGGTGCCGAGGGCCTGGTCGGCGGCGCCGAACAGGAAAGCCTTGAGGCGCTGCGGGCTCGGGTGCAAGCCGCCTTCAAAAACCCCAGCAAGGTCGGCAACGGCGACGACTTTGTCGAATGGGCGCGGGAAGTGCCGGGCGTGACCCGCGCCTGGGCGTTGCCACGCTGGATGGGGCCGGGCACGTTTGGCCTGGTCTTTGTCCGCGATGGCGATCTCGACCTGATCCCGACGCCGGCGCAGGTCGCTGAGGTGCAGGCCTACCTGGATAAAAAGCGCCCGGTGACGGCCGAGGTATATGCCCTGGCGCCGGTGCCGCGGCCGATCAATTTCAGCCTGCACCTAGTGCCGGACAGCACCGCCTTGCGCGCGGCGGTCACGCAAGCGCTGCGCGGGCTGATCGTCGACGAAGGTGGGTCGAATCAGACCCTTAAAATCTCCCGCCTGCGGGCGGCGATCAGCAACACCCCTGGGGAAGCCGACCATGTGTTGAGTGTGCCGGCGGCCGATGTGGTGATGGCGGCGAATGAGGTAGCGGTACCGGGGGTGATGACATGGCTATGACCGAGGCGGACTACGTCGACAAGCTGCGGCAGATGCTGCCGCCGGGTCCGGCCTTCGATCTGGAGCTGGAGCCGGATTGGGCGCAGCTGGTGGCGGCGCTGGCGCCAGAACTGGCACGGGTCGAGGCCGGTGGAGAGGCCTTGTTGCTGGAGTTAAACCCGGCCACCGCCACCGCGCTGTTGCCGGACTGGGAGGCCTATCTCGGCTTGCCCGACGTCTGCACCGTACCGGGCTCGCAAACCTTGGAGGAGCGCCGCCAGGCGGTCCTCGACAAGCTGACCGCGACCGGGGCCCCACAGCTGAGTTATTACCGCAAGCTGGCCAATCAGGTCGGGCTGTCGAGCAGCATCGAGGAGTTCCGCCCGGCGCGGGTGGGGCCGACCGCTGCCGGCGATTTTCTCTATGGCGATGGCTGGCCCTGGGGCTGGATCGCCTCGGTGCCGCTGGAGGCCTATGGCACGCCGGCGGCGGCCGCCTTGGATTGCCGCCTGCAGCGCGATGCGCCGGAGTACACCGACGTCGTGCTGGCCTACGGCCGCTCGCAGCTCGACGGCATTGCGCTCCTGGTGGACGAACTGTTTACCGCCATTCATTACACCCTGCCGGCCGCCATCGTGGGGATCGAGGATTAAGCATGCAAAGAATTTCCGCTTCGTCTGATCTGGTCACGCCCGATGGCCGCTTTCGTTATGGCTCGCTGCCGCTGGGGCTGGCGCCGACGCCGCTCAAGGCCGAGTGGTTGAACGCGGTGCAGGAGGAACTGGCGCACTTCGTCTTGACGTACCTGCCGGCCCTGGAAAAGAACGACAACACCCAACTGGTCCAGGCCCTGCAGAAATTCGGTTTGGCCTATGCGCTGAAAGCGACCACCTTGGCCGGCTACGGCGTTCTTGATGCCTACACCAAAAACCAAACGGATTTCCTGCTGTCCGGGAAAGCCAATTGGGCCATCACCTTGGGCGGCTATGGCATCACCGATGCCTACACCAAAGTAGCCACCGACGGGCTGCTGTCGGCCAAAGCCAATTGGGGGGCCACGCTCGCGGCGTATGGCATCACCGATGCCTACACCCGGACGGTGATCGACGCGGCGCTGGTGACCAAGGCCAACGTCGCCACCACCCTGGCCGGCTACGGCATCACCGATCCGATCTGGACCGATGGCAATGCCACCCCCAAAGCCATCATTGCGCAAGCCTCGGCCGCCATCGGTGGGGTTGGCACCTATGCGCTGATGACCAACCGCAGCGGCGGGGCGCTCAGTCCGGGTCAGGTCGTCGCCGGCGGCAGCCTGACGTACGCCAACACCGAAGACGTCGTGCAAAGCGGCGGCGCAGCGTCGGGCACCTGGCGTTGCATGGGCTTCGCGGCGGCGAATCCAAACGACCAAGGCACCACCCTTTTTTTAAGGATCTCTTAAATGCTGACTGTGGAATCTGCCAGCGAGCCCCGCTGGAACGTCGAGCGCACCACCATCACCCTGCTGGTGGTGTTTGAAGAGCACTCCGCCACCCTGGGCGCCATTCCGTTCACCGCCTCACCCGAGGATAACGAAGCGTATGGCCGCGAGCTGTTTGAGCGGGCGCTGGCCTTGGAGTTTGGCCCCATTCTGGAGCCGGAAGGGACGGCGCTGGCGCAGGCTGCACTGCTGACCCGTGGACGTCTGAGTGCGGTGGCCACGGCGACGATTAACCCGCTGCAGACTGCGTTGGACACGTTGCAGGATGCCGTGCGGCTCAACCTGGCCACGGCCGAAGAGGCGACATCGCTGCCGCTCAAGCAGGCCGAACTGGACGCCTGGCGCGCCTATCGGGTGTACCTATCGAGGATCGAAACGCAAGCCGGCTACCCGGCCGCTATTGAGTGGCCGTCGGCCCCCGACGTACCTTTTGCCGTGGTCGTTGAACTCGAGGCGGTTTGAGCCGCTTCGCGCCTAATTTGTATGTGTCCCCCAGCCCGCTCCGGCGGGTTTTTTATTGCCTGGAGAAAAGTTAATGACCGATGTTGCGGCGCTTGAGGGATATGCCGGATTGCTTTCGGAGGCGGCCGCCAAAGCGACAACGGCGGCAGAGAAACAACATGAATATGTTAATGGCGGTGAAAGTCAGGACGTCATGACCGAATCGGGGGCCGTACCAACCCTGGCCAAGCAGGCGAAAATTACCCAGCAGCAAACCGACGCTGCGCTGGCGGAGACCGCGCTAAGGCTGGCCGGCGCTATGATTTACGCCACCACGGCGGCGGGCCTGTTGGGGACGCTTCCAGGCGGATTTTTTAGTGTGCCGAGTGCCGACTCAAAGGAATACGTAATCCTTTATCAGAACAGTGCGGGCGTGGCTGTCGAGAAGGGCCGTTATCCTTCCGCTACCCTGGTCGCAACGCTGCAAGAGCTGATTGACTATCAAAGCGATGCGGCCGCGGCGGCCTTTGAGTTCAACGACAGCAACCGCTTCAGCCTGTTCAAAATCCTGCTCGATGGCACCTTGGACATGCTCGGCAATCAGCTTAAGAACGCCGGCGATGGGTTTGAGATTGCCGACCCCAACGGCTTCATTTCTGCACGCCTGGGCTTCGCTGAAAGCAATATCAATGGGCTGGTGATCCGCCCGGCCGAAGAAGAGGGCATTGCCTTCATCGATCAGTACGGCTTTGTCATGGGCCGGATGGACAGTCGTTCGGCGCACCTGGGGCCGCCGGTGGCGGCGGTGGCCAGTGTCGTCACGGCTGACCTGGATCAGCAGCAGCGCACAGACCACAAGGCGGTCATCGGGTTTGGTCAATCCTTAAGCCGGGGCGCTATGGCGCAGCCCGCATTGTCGTTGGTTCAGCCCTACGGCAATCTAATGTTGGCCGGCGGGGTAAAGGCGCGGCCAGGCGATGCCACGTACACCTCAAATGCCTATGCGCCGTTGGTGGAGAGTGACTACGGGAATGAGGGCGAGACGCCGATCTCTTCGGCGTGCAATGGGGTCGTTCGGCGCGCGGTGGAAGCCGGCGAGCAGGCGAGTGATTGGGTGATGGTGGGCTCGGCGACGGGCCGTGGTGGCCGAGCAGTGGAGCAGTTGATGCCGGGCGCCGCCGAAGGTTATTTCGAAATGACGGTGCAGTT